ATAATACTCAATATGATATTTATACAAATGAATTTTTATCTAAAATTTTTAATTACCAAGAAATACAAAATTTAAATTATTTAAATCACATTCCAAATTCATTAAATCGCCAACAATGTTTGTTTCCTTACACTATACAATATAATAGTTTATCTTATTATAATGATTTTAGAATTGATATTCAAGTCAGTTGTTTTAGTGATTATACTTCTGATAATATTTTATCATATTCATTTACATTTCAAGGTAAAAGAAATGTTAATTACAATTTATCAAATTCTTTAAATTCACAACCAATTATTTTTAACAATAAAGTTGATAGAACTAGTGAAATTAATAATATCAGAGTATTGAATAATGATGAAATTATGAATAATAATAATCATTTACAAGGAATAACAGGACTACCTCCACCATTAGAACATCTTGTTGAAAGATTAGAATTAGATAGCGGAATTATATCTGAATTTAATATCAACAATAATTATCGAAATTATATTAATAATATACCTTTAAGATCATTAAATCGATTTGAAATTAAAAATAGACATTATTTTGACAATATACTTGAAATTAATAATTGTGATATTTGTTTTGAAACTAATCAATTAGGATTTGAATTTAATTGTTGTTTAAATAAATATATTTGTATAGATTGTGTATCTACTTGGATATTATCAAATTATAATTCATATTATGAATTATTTGAAATACATAAAAATACAAAACATTTAATTAAACAAATCGATTGTCCATTTTGTCGTAAAAAAGTTCATTTAGATAAAATTTATTCAAACAAAGTAGAATATAAACCATTTATTCAACAATTTACATATCAATTAGAAAAACAATTAAAAGATGAAATAATTATAATACAAAATAAATTTAAAGAACAATTAAATTTTTAACAAATGTTTTATTGATTGAATATTCTACTTTTTTATTAATAATTAATTGATTAATATTTTTACAATTGTCTAAAAATATTTTTTCCAAATATAAATAAATATTTTTATCAATTAATATATCTATATTATAAAAATGATTATTTGATAAATCTAGGTATTGAATATTTATTGGAATACTAATCATATTAAATGATTTAATATCATTATTATTTAGATCTAAATATTTTAAACTTTTAATTTTAGCAATATCATTATGAATAAAATCTATTTTATTATTTTTTAATATTAATTCCTTTAAATTCTCACAATAATGTAAATTTAATGGTATATGTTTTAAATTATTATTTGATAAATCTAATCTTACTAATTTACTTAATTTTGTAAAATCAAAATGACATAATAAATCAATATTACAATTTGTCATATTCAATTCTTTACATTGATAATCCAATGAATTCATTTTTAATTGATTTAAAATTAAAAATAAATTATCAATCTTACAGATATCATATTTTTGTAAATATTTATTTAATTTTTTAATCTGACTTTCTTTTTTGATAATTTTAATCAACATTTTTATTAATATCTAATTGTATTAACTTTGGATAAAATAATCGTTTGATAAATAGATTACTTTTAATTAATTCTTTCTCTTTAAAAGTTTTTTCAATTTTATATTTATAATTAAAAATTTTACTTAATATATAAATAATATATGCTTCAAATTTATTTTTTACTTGTATAAAAATTGTTTTATTTTCATTACCTGTAGTAAGTATTCTAATATAATATTCATAAACTTCTTTGTTATAATGATGATATTCAAAGTCGAAAGTTTCTAAATCTTCATTTGTAAATACACTTTTATATTTTTTATTAAATTTTTTACAAATAAATATTAAACAAAAGATATCATAAACATCAATACGACTTTTTAGTTGCCAAATTATTTCATTATTATTAACAATTAATAACTTAAAATTTAATTTTTTTTTAGAATATATATATAACATTAATATAACATATGAATAATTATCTAAATTTTTTATTTATTATATATAATTTTATAATTGATATTTATAAAATTTTATTTATTAGGTCTCCAAATGATAATTATAATTTAAATTTCATATATATTACCGATTTTTTAGGCACTTTTTATGTTATAAATCAAGAAGAACATTTGACTTTTCATAATCAAATTATTTTTGAAAAAAAAAGCATCATTAGTCATATCAAAGAAAGAAAAATAACAAATGATTATATTATTACTAATAAATTATATCCACAATCTATTAAACTTAGTCAATATAATGGAACAGATATTATTAAACCAAATTTTATAAAATTTAATAGTTTTTATTTACCAATTTATTATCATATATTAGATATACAAAAATATAACCCATATGGTGTTTATATTTATTTATTAATTATTAATGGTATAAAAATTAATAAATATTTGTTATTTAAACCTCATTTTAACATTACTCAATCTAATCGTAATAAAATTTTAGAGAGTAAATATTATATTAAAGATAATAATTTTGAGAAACTTAATAATAAAATGAGTGATATTAATTATCTGAAATATTTTCAGTAATTTCCATCCATTTAAATTGTATTTTTAATGGTATCTCTTTATTAATAATAATTTTATTAATTATTTCTATAAAATTATTTTTTTTCCAAATTAATGAAAACTTTTTAATTGGTTCTTGAACATATTTTGTTAGAATTAAACATTTAAAATAATGAATTAATATTTCTATCCAACTTAAATCATTTTGTTCTCTAATTTTTTCTATAAACATATTTGTATAATATACATTCCAATCTTCTAATGTAATACTTGTTTTACCAATATTCTTTGTTTTAATTAATAATTCAATACAATATGCTGGAAATGACATAGAAAATTTTACAAATAAATCTATATTACTAATTCTAAAAAACAAAGTTTGTTCATGTGTATCATATTGTTTATAATTCCAAATTAAATTCTCATTTTCTATATATAATTGTTTATGGAATTGTAATGAATTTGTATTACTTTTATTTAATACATAATATACTTCATTATATATTTTTAAATAAAGGTCATTCCATTCCAAACACAAATTCGCATATTGTATTAATAATTTACATAATTCATTAATTGTTTCCTTATTCTTTGAATTCACAATTTCAATATTTTTTATTAAATTATCAATCACATATTTTTTATTAGTATCACATACCTTTCCTAAAACACTACGAATATCTTGTATCACTCTTTCGTCACTAAAAGCATCAGTTTCTTTAACATAACTTTTTCTTTTATGATATAATTTACTATCATTATTTTTTTTATATTTATTATTCACTATATTATTTTCATATAAATGTGAATAAATCTTTTTTGTTTTTATTTTAAAAATAAGATTATCACTTAATATATTTAACAAAAAAGTTAAATCATATCTAACAATATCTTGTTCCATTTATTATACTAATTGTTTTTAATATTTTATATATTTAATTTTAAATATACCACTAATATATTTATATATTTTAAAAAGAATATATATAAATAATTTTATCTATTATTATTTATGAATAATAGTCAAGATATCACACTTTTAGAAAATTTAAGAAACGATACTTTATACTCAAAACTTAATAATTTAATTGATACTAATCAAAGAATACCAAATTATAATGATAAAACGGATGAATTAATTGATTTAGATTTTATTACTGAAAAAAGAGGTATATTTTTTCTTGGAAATGATTTTGATTGGTTTATTACAAAAAAAAGTAATCGTAATCGTTTAGGAATTAATAAATTTTTTTCTAATCCTTATTATTTTTATTCGACTTCAAAAACAAAAAAAACTTTTGGTTCTAGGAGAACAATGATTGATATTATGTTTGATTATATTTTTTTATATTATAGTGACTACTTTGTTATTTATTTATCAGATAATAGTGACATTAATATTATGACAATTGCTTATTATTTATTAAGTAACTTTGAAAATTGTGTTTTAATAATGGAAAAAATTAATTCAAATGTTTTCACACAAATCGATTATGAATTAGACCAATTAAGACAATTAATTTATTTATCCGCTAAAAAATATAAATGTAAAATATTTTTCTCTAAACAAGATTTCATTAACTCTTTTATTAATCCATTAACTGATGAATTAAATATGGATCTTTTTTTAAAATTACAAAATGATAATCAATATCATAAACAAGAAATTACAGAACACATTGTTAACAGATTTGATAAATTAAAAGAACAAACAGGTGGAAATACATCTAAATTTAATAATATTAATGATAATGTAAGATTTTTAACATATCCTATGCCTATTGATTATGATGTTTATCATAAATACTCTGTATTAACAAAACATATGAAAGAAAAATTAGCATTAGATACAACATTTAATATACTTCGTGACACTATTTTATTGCGTCAATATTATTATACTGAAAGTTTATGGAATAAAGATATATTAAATAAGAATGAAAAAAGAATTAAAAGAAAATTAGAATTTTTATTAGAACAAAGACCACAAATTAGAATGTTAAACACAGATACATATTTTAATTCAAATCATTTAGAACCATTTAGTAAATTTTTATTTCATAAAAAACAATTAACTGATAGTCAATATCAAGATTATTACAAACAAAATAATAAAAACCCTTTATATTTTATTTATCGATATTTAAATCAAGAAATACCAATTCAAAAAAATATGATGCGATTTATTAGACAAAATTATGATGAAACAAGTTCCAAATTTGATTTTAATATTATAAATATAAATCAAATGAAAGATGAAGTGCCATTATTATTTCAAAAAATTGTTGTGACACATTTATTGAATGAATTAAATGAATCAAGATATTTTATACATAATATCCTTTATTTACAAAGTTGTTATTCTAAATCTGAATTTTCTCATGAATTAAAATTTACAAATATTTTTATATGTATATTATCTTGTTTCGATAATATAACATTTGATATCATTCAAAATCCAAATAATACACAAATTAAATTTTATCCAAAAACACCTTTTTATAGTAAAACATCTATGGATGAAAGTTATAAAAAAAAATCTATTACATACACATTTAACTCAGCATTTCCTAGATTTTGGGTATTCGAATTAATACAATTTTATTATTCATTACATCCAAATGTGTATAACATATAAGTAAATACAATTAAAATAAAAAAATTCATTTTTTTATTTTAATTATCTAGACGCCGTAGACGTATATACAATATATAATATATAATTTGTATTTTTAAAATAAAAATTTTATATTTATATATATAAACCTATAATGTCATATCATATTGTTAAATCTAATGATTGTAATGAAAATCGTTATCCAACTTGTAATAAATCTTGTAACACTCATATTAAAAATCTTTATAATCAATGTATCAATCCTTGCACTTTAAATGTTCTAAATTGTCCAAATAATCCACCTAATGTTCCTAAATTACAAGATAAATGTGGTAAAGCAATTTATGTATTTAATAAAATTTGTGACAATGAATTACTTAATATAAGTGATCTAAATTGGTTCATTGATCTCAATAGTGTTTGTAATTATGGTTGTATTAATACTTTTACATTAGGAACTACTGGAATTACTGCTGGTGATTCAATGAATATTAATTTTAATAATGTTAATTATTATTGTAATGGAATTGGTGACTGGTTTCAAATAAAAAATTTAACTTTAGCAGGTATTACTATTTATGTTAATTTTAATTCATCTAATATATTACACACAATTTTAGACCCACAAGTTGATGCCATTCCTTATTTAGATTATCGTAAATATACTATTTACAAAATCGAAAAAGATAATTCAACAGCGTCGTTAAGTCAAACTAATTATTGGATGACATTTTAATATCCCATTTTGCAATATCATTATTTCTAAATATATTCACTGGATTTTGTTCTTGAATTCTATTTAATATATTTGGTGAATAATTAGGATCATCTAATTCTCTATAATAATTTGTAGTTTCATAAATTAAATTTTCAATCTTTGCGTTTTCAAAATTTTCAAATTTTATTTTTCGTATATCATTATCATTTTGATTACTAATAATATTATACTTTGTTTTTGGACAATAATCTTCTGAATAACGCATTGATTGTATTTGTTGTTCAATTAATTGTTTTTTATTATTAATAATTATAGTATTTAAAACAATTCCAATAAAAAATATTAAAATAAATACTATAAATACATAATTTGTAATATCTACAAATAAAAATTTCATTATATAATAAAAATGAAAATAAATGAATTAATTCATCAATTTGATAGATTAGAAATGGGTAATAAAAAATGTAAAAAATTAAAGTCAATAAAAAATCCAATTAGTAAGTTACATAAGATTGGAATACATTTATTTAAAGGAAAAAACATAGGATATTCAAAATATTTTGCTTTTAAATGTATTTGTATTGAATTAATAAAACAATATAACAAATTTTATGAATTAGAAAAGAATGATTATATATATGAAATGAATTTTAAAATAAAAAAAAAATTGAATAATGAATGTATTGAAAATTTAAATATTAATATATAATGGATTGTGTTATTTGTCACGAACAAATTACGATTTATAATAAAAAAACACTCAATTGTGGACATTGCTTCCATTTTAAATGTATCAAAGATTGGATAAAACATTCACAAAAACATATATATTATTCTTGTCCAACTTGTCGTAAAACTCATATTACAAAATTTATTGCTAGAAATGATTATCAAATTGTTATCAATAATGATAACAATTTGTTACTATTTAAATTTTTATTATTTGGATATTTATTTTTATTTATTTTAATTAATATATCTCAAAATGATAATTTACACTTCTAATTGCTCCTTCTACAAATCCCAATACATCTGACATCATTTCTCCCAAAAAATACATTTCAATATTATTTCCTTTGGTATCTTTTACTAATGGGTCATATTGTGTAAATGGAAGTCTGATATGAACTCCGTGTTCCCAATATTTAGTAATTGTATCATCATATAATTTTTTTTCTTGTTCGCTGATTAAACTTTTATATTGATGTAAATGTTCAATAACTTTTTCACTATCTTTGTAACAAATCATTTGTATATGAGAATTAATACCAATTACTTTACGATCATTTGGAACAAAATAACTATTTTTACTAAATAATTCTTTATCAGAATAACCATAAATACGCAATAAAGGAACACTTTGGATTACATTTAAAAATGATACATCTATTTCTTTATAATCTATTTTACGAACATCAAAGTCACCACATACATATACTTTATCATATTCTATTTTTGTATGTTCAATGTCTATAGTAAATGTTTTTTTATCAATATCGTATAATATTTCTTTAAC